GCTAATCGAAGCCCGCCGGAACTCTTTAGGAGGAGCGGGAAGGGACAAGGGTCTTACCGACGCTCATCCGAGGGGCGCAGCCGTGGCCCAACGTCTGCGCTCCGCATTCTTTGACGGCGTGCGTATGCGGCACACGACGCAATACGCAAATATGGCGAAGCCCAGCGCCGTCACATTTTTCCCATGATGCTGGAACTAAACAAGCCGTTCCCCGTTGACACGCCGCTTGGCTACGGATGGGCGATCATCGTCAGCCGCGAGAGCAATCTGGCCAACGACATCTGGACATGCGCGATGGAGCGCGACGGCGCGATCTGCCACTTCCGCAGCGATCAAATTTCAGCACTGCCCAACGGCACGCTGGATATCACAAACACAAACACAACATGCAATCATACGACGACAACAACCGCGGGGCAGCGTTCCCGCGGGAAAAGAAAAACCCGAACGCGCCGGACTACTCCGGCCCGCTAAACATCGAAGGCAAGGAACTGGAAATCTCGATTTGGAACAAGACGTCCAAAGCGGGCAACGACTTCCTATCGATCAAGGTTGGCCCGCCTTGGAAACCCAAGGAGAAGACCGACTACAACGCACGGAAACCGGCGGCACCGCGGGTCACTGACGAGGCAGATTCGGACGATATACCCTTCTGATGCCTCTGTTTGAAACAGCACAGCACCGCGAGGTGGAGGAGCGGATCATCCGCACCGCCGCCGAGGCGTTTAAGTGCGAGGCCGCGCCATGCTCTAAAGCCTATTGCGTGGATGCTGTGCTGTTTCGGAATGGGCGGGCTGTGGCGTTTGCCGAGGCCCGTCAGCGCAAGGACAAGGACGGCGAACTGCTCTCGATTAACAAATACAACACGCTGACATGGAGCGCCCAAAAATACGTCCACGCCATGCAGATGACCGACCTCTTGCCGGTCGCCTTTTGCGTCGAGTGGCTGGAAGGCATTCACTACATGATGATCCAGCGCAAGCCGTATCCGGTGGGCTACATGATTCCGAACAAGGTGCGCTGGGAACCAGACAAGGAACCCGTCGTCCACATTCCGGTGAGCGAGTTCAAACTCATCGCACCGAGGGAATACTCATGGTGACCTTGTGCGACGGCTACCGGCACTACGCCGCGGAGGAATTAGCCAACCTCATCATGGGCAACGCGATCATGCGGACGCCCGCCATGAGCAAACGCGGGCGCAGGCGACGGAAGAAGAATTGCGTCAACAAGCGATGGTTTGAGACGCAACAGGAGGCGAAGGAGTTTAAGCCGGACATGCGCGTTTACCATTGCTGGCGATGCGGGAAGTTTCATTTAGCCACACCGCGGGACGCCGAACACGAAGCGAAGTATTTATTGCCGATCACAGCAGGAGCGAAACCAAGTAAGGAAGGATATTTAAGGAAACCAAACGACCAAGCGGTCAATGTTTTAGTTTGACCATCAGAGTAGAAAAGACCCATGCCAATCACTTCCGACAGCGAAATGGAACACCGCGTGAGCGTGGTGGCCGACTGGGTTTTAGAGGGTCGCCGCTACTCTGAACTTGTGTCGGCTATTGTCGGTGAATGGAAAGTCTGCAAGCGCACCGCGGAAAGGTTGATCGAACGGGCCAATCCCATCGCCCGCGAGACGCGCATGAAGCAGAAGGAAACCATGATTGCCCGCGCCGCGGACAAGCTGGAGAAGATCCACGACAAAGCCTACGCCCGCGAGGATTGCAGCGCCGCGACCGGAGCCGTCCGCGAACTGGTCAAGCTCCTTGGCTTGGCCGAGGCCGAGAAGCAGGAGGTTAAGCATGACCTCACCGACGAGTTTGTTGGCGTCTTCAAAGGCATTGTGAAGTCCACCGACAAACCGGCGTGACGACCGACGACTTGGCCAACCCGCTTTGGCGGTTGCGGAACCTCTACCACATCAAGCAGGCGAGCGACGGGCGCATCATCAAGTTTGCGCCGAGGCCGGAGCAGCAGCGGGTCTACGACATGCTGTTCAAGGAGGGCGTCAAGCGCCTTATTATCCTCAAGGCCCGCCGTCTGGGCATGTCCACCGCGCTCGACGTCCTGCTGACCGATCAGATGCTGTGGAACGCGGGAACACAATGCTCGTTGGTCGATCAGACCGCGGCGGATGCCGAGCGCAAGCTGGCCACCATTGCCAAGGTCGCGTTGGACAATCTCCCTCCGGTTGCTTTGCAGTGCATCGAGAAGGTGCGTGACAGCGGCAGCATCCTTGAGGTGAGCGTGGCCGGAGAGGCCGCGTCGTCGTTCTTTGCTGGTCTACGCGCCCGTGGCGGCACCAACAACTGGCTGCACCTCTCCGAGTGGGGAGTCATCCAAGCGGACGACCCGCGGCGCAGTGAGGAAATTCTGACCGGCGCAATCCCGTCCGCGGAGCATGGCCGGATCATCGTCGAAACCACTTGGAAGGGTGGGCGAGGGGGCCACCTCTGGGAAATCGTCAAGGGGGCGCTGGAGACGCCGGAAGCGGCCAAGACGGACAAGGACTGGCGCGTGGTTTTCTTCCCGTGGTGGAAAGACCCGACGTATGTCGTCGAGGGCGATGTGTCCACGATCAGTCCAGCCATCAGCCAATATCTTGACCAGATGCAGTCACAAACAGGCCACACTTTTAGTGACCAGCAGCGCCTCTGGTATGACCGCCAGTCCCGCGACCTTGGCCTCTTCATCTTCCGCGAGTTCCCGACGACGCTCGACGAGTGCTTCAAGAGTCCGGTTGAGGGGGCGATCTACGCGGGCGAACTGGACAAGTTGCGGGCCTCCGGTGCGATCAGCGCCTTCAAAACCGACAACAGCACACTCGTCCACACCGCGTGGGATCTGGGCAGTCCGGTTAATACGGTGGTCTGGTATTTTCAAGTGATCGGCGGAAACGAGGTGCGCGTGATCGATTGCGACATGGATCTGGACATGACCCCTGTCCAGCGCGTCGGTCACATGCTGGCCAAGGGATATAGCTACGGAGCGCACTTCCTGCCACACGATGCCGCGGCGACTCGCACCAGCGGAAAGGCCGACGCTCAAGTGTATACCGAGGCCGGACTGGCCAACGTGCGCGTCCTGCCGCGGACGCACGACATCTGGATCGGGATCAATGCCTGCCTGCAAATGTTCCCGCGGTTCTCGTTCCGCCTGCCTGCCTGCGAGCGTGGCCTCGATGCACTGGCCAACTATGCCTATAAGCGCAGCAGCGCCACCGGCATTGTAGTCAACGAGCCAGTCCACAACTGGGCCAGCCACGCCGCGGACGCGCTCCGCATGATAGCCGAGGCCGAGATGGCAGGGATGCTCAAGACCGGCTTTGCCAAGCCGCGCCCGACCGTAGTGACAACCGGCATCCGCGACTTGGACTTCAACCGCAGGACAATCGTGCGACGATGACGCCCATCGAAAAGTGCAAGATGCTTTACACCGCGGACAGCCCGCGGACGTTTGAAGAGGACATGCTCGCGCACTTGGCGCATGGCTGTTTTTTTAGCACGCCGGAGTATGTGATGATGGCGCGTCCGGTGTGCAGCGCGGCCCCGCAGGAGATGATCAACGACGTCTGGTGTGGCTTCCAGCGCAAGGACTGGGACGCATGGTATGTCTACGCCTTTGCCTTGGCCGACGACCAAGGCTTGCAGGGTTTAGTCAAAAAACTATTGCGCCACATCCCCTTTTATCTTCCGCTCATCGCATGGGAGAGGAGTGGCCATCCGCTGACTTTCTTTTCGACCGACAAACTCATCCAAAAATATGCGCTTCTACAACTCGTCCAAGATTGACCTCATCTGCCGCTGCCACTTCGGCGGTGGAGGAGGCGGCACACCGCCGCCCATGCCCAAGTTTGAAATGCCCCCCATGCCCAAGATGCCGGAGGCACCCGCGGCACCGGCCCCCATGCCGGAGCGCGTCGATCAAAGCGTGAGCGATGCCCAGCAGCAGGCCCGCCAAGCCGCGGCGCGGCGCGACGGAGTCCGCAAGTCCATGTTGGCCGGTGAGACAGGCGGCTACAGCAATCCTGTGACGGGCAACAGTCTTTTGGGCTAAATGTTCCGCATCCCGACATTCTCGCAGGCCACGCGCACGGTCACTCCGCGCAAGGCCGAAGGCCAGATTACCGAGGCCAACCGCGTGGCGCAGGAACAGGCCGCTGCCGCCGCCGCCCAAGCCGCCGAATACAACCGGCGCTTGGCCGAGCAGGCGCAGAAGATCCGCGAAATGCAGGACAGCGCCGAGCGCACGCAGGCCATGACGCCACCCGCGGCACAAGATTTCAGCCAGACCGGCGAGCAAGGCGACAAGCGTGTCCGCAAGTCGTCCATGCGCGGAAGCCTCTTGGCGGGCAACACCGGAGGCTACAACCCCGCGACCGGCGCTGGGCGACTGGGTGGGCGCAGTCTTCTTGGATAACCACATGGAACCGCTCGTCTATCACCTCGCCGTTGTTTCAACCGGCATCATGTTGCTCATAGCGGCGACCCACGATCCCGACCTCTGGTAAATGAAAGACAACGTCCAACTCGCTGACTGGGTTCTCGCCCGCAACCAAGACTTGGGTTCCGAGCGGGCCTCATGGGATACGCACTGGCAGGAATTGGCCGAGTATTTCCTGCCGCGCAAAGCCGAGATCAGCGCCAAGCGCAGCGTGCCGGATAGCTCGCGCTACGATGTCCTCTTCGATACCAGCGCCGTCCAAGCCGCGGCCACGCTGGCCAATGGGCAGCTTGCCTACATCACGCCTGCCGACAGCCGGTGGTTTGTCTACGAGCCTCCGAAGGGCGTCAACAGCGACAAGGCCAAGCAGTGGTATGCGAAGTGTTCCGAGATGACCCAGTTGCTCTTGGCCACCAGCAACCTTTATACGGAAGTGCATGAGTTGTATTATGACGACTCCGTCTTCGGCACCTACTGCATGTTCGTTGAGGCAGGAATGTCGCACCCGCTCGTCTTTCACAAGTTCGACATTGGCACTTACTCACTGGCCGAGAACGACGAGGGACTGATCGACACCGTCTTCCGCGAACTGGAACTGACCGTCCTGCAAGCCGCGGACAAGTTTGGCGAGGACAACCTCGCTCCCGCCATGCAGAAGAAACTGCAAGAGATCCGGCGCACCGGCAAGGGCGGCACCGTCAAGCATCGCTTTGTTCATGCGCTCTACAAGCGCGAGGACAACGACCGCGACCGCAACAAGGCCGACGGCCCGAACAAGCCTTGGGCCAGCGTCTACGTTGACCAAAGCAACAAGCACGTTTGCCGCAACAGCGGCTACGACGAGAAACCTTTCTTTGCCGGTCGCCACGTTAAAAGCCAGCAGGGCGTTTATGGAGTCTCTCCGGCATGGATGGCTTTGCCCGAAGCCCGCCAACTCAATTTCTTGGCCAAACAGCTTGACGCCCTCTCCGAGATCAAAGCGTTCCCTCGTCTCCTCATGCCAGCTACGCACGAAGGGGAAGTCGATTTGCGCTCTGGGGGCGTCACCTACTACGACCCCACGCAACCCAACGCTCTGCCGCAGGAGTGGGCCACCGCGGGCGACTATTCCATCGGACTCGACCGAGAGGCCCGCAAGACCAACGCGATCAACACCGCTATGCATGTCGATATGTTCCGCATGTTTGCCTCGATGGAGCGCACCAACATGACCGCGACCGAGGTGGCCGAGCGGGCCAGCGAAAAGCTGGTGCAGTTTTCCCCCTCGTTCACCCGCAAGACGACCGAACTGCTTTCGCCCATGCTGCGCGGAGTGTTTGGCATCTTGATCCGCAACGGCCACTTCCCCCCGCCGCCGCAGGACGCGATCCAGATGGACGCGATGGGCCAGCCTATGCTGCCGGAGCCGGAGGTCAGCTACGTCAGCAAGGTCGCGCTCGCCATCCGCGCCATGCACAACCTTTCCTTGGCAAGGACAATGGAGCGCAACGCGATCATCGCGCAAGTGCGCCCCGAAGTGCTGGACAACTTCAAATGGGACGTCATCGCCCGCGAAACCGCCCGCAACGACGGACTGCCCGCCGACTGGCTGGCCGAAGAGGACGAGGTCGAAGAGGCCCGCGCCGCCCGCGCACAGGCGCAGGCCCAGATGCAGCAACAACAAGAGATGCTGACGATGGCCGAGGCCGCAGGGAAGGCCGGTAGCGTGAAGCAGGACAGCGCCCTTGGCCGTTTGATGAATCAAGCCACCGCATGACCACCGACAAAGAACTGGAGCGCAGCAAGAGCCTTCAGCGCATAAACAACGCCTACCACCGCTGCTTCGACAACGAAGACGGGCGCGTTGTCTTGGACAACCTTCGCGCCTACTTCCGCATGAACCGGCCCGCCTTTGAGCGCACGCTGGGACGTCCGTTCGATCCCATCGCCGCCGCGGTGCGTGACGGACAGCGCGAGGTGATCCTTTTCATCGAACACAAACTTTCCCTGCCCGTCGTCGGTGATGCCGACGTCGAGCGGCCCTCCACTGAAGTCCTCCGCTAAACGCGGTTTAGTCAAAACACCAACCAACCAACACCACCATGATCGATGCAACCACCACCTCCGAAACCAGCACCACCGCGGACAGCGCCGCTGTTTCCGCGTCCACCGCACCCGCTGCTAACACCAGCGTCACAACCGAAGGGACACTCCTTTCCGGTGCGCCTTCCAGCGTTACCAACGCGCCAGCGCCCGAAGTAACCGAAAAGCCCGAATGGCTACCGGAAAAGTTCTGGCGCAACGACAAGGCTGACGTTGAAAGCCTTTCCAAGTCCTACCAAGGGCTGGAGCAACTCTTGGGCAAGAAGGCCAACGCCATCGTTCCCCCCAGCGAGAAGTCCACGCCGGAGGAAATTGCCGCCTACCGCAAGGCCATCGGCGTTCCCGAATCGCCCGAAGCCTACAACCTCAAACCGGAGCAACTGCCGGAAGGCGTCGTCTGGGATGAAAACGTGGCCAAGCGTGCCGCGGAACTGGCGCACAAGCACAACATCCCCGCCAGCGCGATGACCGAACTGATGAAGTTCGACATGGAGCGGGCCGCGCTGATGAACCAAGCCGCCGCCCAGATGATCGAAACCCAACTGGAAACCGGACGGGCCGAATTGCAAGCAGTCTGGGGCGACAAGATGCCGGAGAAAATCGAACTGGCCCGCCGCGCCGCGGTGACCGCCGGAGTCGATCCGACCTCGCAGGGCTTTGTTGATCCGCAAGTGGTCAAGGCCATCGTCAACCTCGCGGAGAAGCTCTCCGACGACAAGCTGGTTGCCGGTGACCAAACCGGAGCGAGCAGCACCCGCGCCCGCGCCCGCGACATTATGACCAACCAAGCCAACCCGCTCTACTCGCGCTACCAAGAGGGTGATGCGGAGGTCGTTGACCAAGTGCGCCGGATGCTGACCAGCGCCTAATCGGCTCAACAATCGGCTCATCATGGCCAATAAAACCAAAGGCTGGCAGAAGTTTCTGGCCTGCACATGCACCCACGGGTCAGAGGCCGATCCGCGGGCGCTCGACGCCATTTTGAGACTGCGCGAAGCGTGGAAGCCGGACTTTGTCCTGCATCTGGGCGATGCCATCGATGTGCGAAACATGCGGGCCGGTGCGCG